CGCTCTACAACCTCACCAGTGGGCGAGGTCATTGTTTCTGTCCTTGTGGGGTCAGGCCAATTTTTGGCCCAACATGCCCACCACTCACGGGCCTCTGTCTCAGTCTCAACAGATATAGCTTGCGTCCATTCAGTGACAGGCTCATTCCTGCACTCCAAGGTGCGGCCCTCAGGCCACACCCAGTTTGATCTAACTTCCCACATAGCGTCCCTTTCTGGGGCTACAGGCCCCACTTCTCTGCACAGATAGGCCCGATGCCCATCTCTATGCTCACAGGGTCTGTCAGAGTGCGCCCACAACAGGCACAGATGCCTGTGTCGCGCCCATACTGTACCGCAACCCCGCGAGGGTCTTGAGCGGCCCTGACAACCGCCTTAGGCGTGTCATCTAGGCAGTCCCTGCCAGCCTGAAACTTGCCGTCAAAGATTTTGCCTTGATACTCATCACCATGTTTGACGTACACCGCGCCAGCATTAGCAGCGGGTTGCCCATTTTTGAGTTTTACAGGTGCAAGGCTAAACTTGAGGCCCTCGGCCCTGAAGACAGGCCGCTTGACCTTAGCGTGAACAAGCAGTTCTTTTATCTTGCCCACGTTAACGTCAACGCTTTTAGCATCACGGGCCACCTTGTTTGCAGCCATTTTTGCAATCATCCGCTCGGCAGCGGCCCACTGATTAGGTGACAGCCGTCCCTTTGCGAGGTGCTGCTCAACAAGTGAACGGGCGAAGCCGTTCCAAGTCATCATTTCCTCAAGCTTGTCGAGGACAACGTCTTCATTTGATAGATTATCCATGTTCATCCCTTTTTGATTAACTACTGGTTTCATTTAAGTTCAAGTGAACTAAACGAATGCAGGGATGCACTCGCCATTCACGTAAAGGAATTGATCTGTGACATCCAAGTGACTCAGATCATTGTGCCAGCCAAACGGGTCAAACACCTCAGCAGTGTCCACCAGATCGACATCATAGTCGCTGGCAGTGAGCACGCCTACACGTAGGTTGCAGTCAAGGACTTCATCGTCCTGCGCCACCAAGGCCAATGCCTCGGCTTTGAAGAACTGACGCCGCGCCTTGCTGGCTTGGCGTTGTGAAATCTTGCGAGACTTACGGGCCATTTTCAGGTCCAGAAAGTCATAGCCGATCAGGCCCTCGGCAGGGCAGAGTGGTCTAGCCATTGTGTCATTCCCTTTTGATTGGTTGCCATGCAGCAAGGCCCAGTGGCCTTAGTGGATAGCAACCGCCCCGCCGAAGCGAGGCAGTTGATTTTTATGCGGCTTCAATCATTCCAAATGGAACATTATATATACCACCGCGCATGTTGACCTGTGCTTTTTTCTTATTGATTTTAACGATCACACCACTGGTTCTTTTTGTTTTTTGGACAACCCAGACATTCTGTCCAACTTGAATATTTATTAATACTTTCATAGATTTTATTTCTTGCAGACAGTCTTCAATTTCAGCCAGTTCAGATGGTGACATATCTAGCATTGCGTTTTTAATCTCTATGATATCCATTTAACTACTCCAATTTTATTTAAGGTTTAGGCAAGGCCCCATTTCAGGGGCCTATGCAATCAAGCTTCCAAGGCGTCGAGTGTCGCGTTGACAGTCGCAGTCTCGGCGGCAGCAGCAGCGGCAGTGGCGTCAGCTTCTGCACGGGCGGCAGCGCGTATTGCCTTCAGTTCGCGAATAGCGTCCTCGAACTCTGCAATGGCATCGTCATCCAAGCCCTCGACAAACGAACCTGTCTTTTTGAACAGGCCGCTTTGATCGTTGCGCTCCCACTTGAACTTGCCGATTACCTTTTCAGCCAGCGCACGGGCAGGGCTGACCTCGCGGGTGTTCACGAATTCCCGCACGATGTGTGCCTCTTTGGTAATTTCAAGGTCACCAAACAATTCGCTGACTGCGTCAGGTGTGGTGTTCTGACCAAGGCCATGATCACGGCGTATGCCACGGGCAGCGGCAACGCTGTTCTCCCAGTATCGTTTAGCTGAGGCCTTGCTGATCCCAGCACCGCCATCCTCAACCGAAGCCTCAAGGGCCGATTTGAACGGTACAGATATCGACTTGTTGACCCGCCCAGATTTGGCCCAGCCGTCATCACCAAGGCCCAGCAAAACCGCCGTGATCTCTGTGTAGACTGTGAGCTTGTTTCTCTGAATGCCGTCAGCATTATCTTTTGCATCACCTTTGAAGGCTGCAATGTTGCGCTCCGCGCTCTGAATGTTTGCGGCAACCATAGTGTCGATTTCAAAATTAATAGCCATTAGTGTGATCCTTCCATAGATCGTTTGATTTTGGTTCAATTGAACCTTGCGAGAATTCGCATCACTGACACCCCGCAGGGTGCCAGAAATTCGCATTCCTTAGGCCTCTTTCATTGAAACGATTGTCACCCTTCCATTAACAGTTGTAGTACATGCATCATTCCAACGTGCCTTCGCAGCAGCCTCACCCAGCTCAGTTCCAAGAAACATCACTTGGTTGGTCACGAATGACACATCAAAGATGTCACAGTGATCAAAGCCCAACTTGTGGGGCTGGTGGATGAATTCGTCAGTGTCTAGACGCCACTGCTGACCTTGTGGGTTGGTCACCACATACCGCCAATCCTTGGCACCGCCAGCCCGTGCCTTGATGTACAGTTGGTGGCGATCACCACCTTCCAGATCGACATGAATTTCGATTGAAATACCACGTTGGCCTACTGTGCAGATTGCCGAATTGATTGAATTGCTCATGACTGAATTCCTTTATGTTTTGCCTTACGTGGCAGGGTTTTATTTTTAAGCTTCACCACTTGAGTGCGGTACTTTGGGGTGCGAAGGTCTCGCGCCATTGGGTTCCTAGTTTTCATCGTAAACTCGCTTTGACATGATGCGGCGTAAAACCGCATTTTGATTGTTATTGCCAAGGTCTTTGGCATTGGTCATTAATGCAGCACCGCGCTGGTAGTAATCGTTTGCCAGCTTGTCATCGCCCTGCGCCAACATTTTATATGCCAGATTGTAGGCGGCTGCTGCATTGTCACACATGGTGACCTGCATGGCGGTGAGAGGTGCAGTGTTTTCGGTTGCTTGTGTTAAAAATTGCATTGTGTAACTCCCGTTTAATTTGATTGGTATTGTGAAAAGTTCAATTGAACCTTTTACGATACCAACCAACCCGCCGCCGAGATCGTTCCATCTCAGAGTTTAAGACCAGCGGGTGGTCAATGTCGTGAAATCTTTGACCGTTAGCACTGTGCAGGTGGTCAACCTTGCTTCACACTTTTCCCCGAATTGAAGCGGTCTATCGGGTCAACATGACATGGTCAGTATCCGAGTGTCAGCGGTTGAGATTTTTAACATATTCTCTTAGTCGTCTCAGAGTGCCAGACCGCCTTCCAATCGGTGTGATCATCCCTGTAATCCTCTGAGGTTCTTCTCTTCCCCAGACGCTCAAAACCAGCCATTTATCCAACATCACCGTGTTGGGACTATGAGACGCTCGGCCTGAGTGGCCTACCCTTGGGTTAGCGCGGGTGTCGCTATGTCCAAATTGCTCTGCGCGGCGTTGGACCATCTGGCGTGTCGCTAGTTCTGGGAGGTTGGCTATCGCCCACCCGCCTTCCCTGCGGTGTCATTCTTCTCGCATATAGTAACGATAAAGAAAACCCCTTATTTACCTTTTTAGTTCAATTGAACCTAATTAATTTATAGTGCGTTGATTTCATTGACTATTATATTGACCATTTATAATTGATCTGGCTGATATTACATGCAAATGCATACAAAACGACAAGCAGCGTGTCATTTTTGGGGTCAGAACATGGATAAAACATGGATAAAACGAATCACTTTTGCCTGAAATAAGTGCCCAATTATGGGTCGGTCAGATTTTCAAGAGAAGGTTTGTTTTTTCTTGTTTAATTACATTGCTTTAAGCTCATTTTCAGACGGTATTTTAAGGCTTTTTTGAGGCTAATTTCTACGGCTGTGACGGACGCTTTTGGCCGAAAGTAGATAGTGATACATACTTTTTGGGTATGCTAGCTGCTGTCACCCCTTTCCCAGTTGGACAGGCCCAAAGGTGCCTGATATGATCAGAGCTGAAAGACCGCGCCCGAAAGCCAAGCGCAGCGACATGCAGCAGATATCCACATAGGGAAGTAAACAGATGACTAAGAATACAGGCAAGGACAAACAGGACAGTAAGGTGGTGCCAATCAGTGGTGCTGCAGTGGGTCGAGCTACAGGTGCCAGTGGGACAAGGGGCAAGTCCTCACCGAGGCATCAGGGCCTCACTGATAAGCAAGAGGCGTTTTGTCATGCCGTGATGTCAGGTCAATGTTTCAGCGATGCATATCGGTCAAGCTACAATGCAGCGGGGATGACAGCCGCCAGCATACACGTTGAGGCCAGCAAGCTAGCATCAAGCCCCAAGGTGTCCCTGAGAATTGAGGCACTGCAGAGGGACATGGAAGCGCAGAGGCGTATGCAGGGGGCCGCGCGAGGGGATGCCGTTTTGAAACAGCTCACCGATCTGGCAGTCGATCCAGACATTCAAGACGGTGCCCGTGTTCGCGCGTTGGAGCTATTGGGCAAGAGTGTCGGCCTTTGGATCGACAAGGTCGAGACCGAGGACGTTACATCCGAGCGGTCAGCGTCTGACATCAGGGAAGCGATTGAGGCCAAGCTATCACGGTATCAGTGACCAGCCGTTTAAGTTCACTTGCACCAAACGCCTGACGGGTCGCGCCCTGCATGTCAGTGGGGCCTGACACTGCCTGTGCAGCCCTGTGGTGCCTGACCTGATCCGGTTGGCACCCTGACTGCCCTGACACTGCCTGTCACGCCCTGACAGAGAGCTTTTCTTTTCCATAGAAATGAACGCGCACCGCGCACGCGAATGAGTTTAAAGAACGCGCGCGAGGCACCCCCACC